CAAACCAGTGCTCAAGTAGCGCTCCGCGCGGTAGCACTTTGAAAAATGGTGCGGGTGAAGGGACTCGAACCCCCACGCCATAGGCGCCAGAACCTAAATTTCACGAATATATATACAAGCCAGTCGCTTAACGAAAAAGTTTCGCAGGACATAGCTCGAACGAAAGGTGATTCTGCGAAACGCCCGATGGGGGATTTCGCATGAGCCACGCCGCTACCAATTGGGCCATCAAACAGCGCGGATTGAAGCCTGCGACCAAGATCCTACTGTGGCATCTCTGTGATCGGTATCATCCCGACAATGGATGCTTCCCCAGCCAAAAAACACTGGCAAGCGATTGCGAAATGTCTGAGCGCAGCATCCGAGAGCATACAAATTTGCTCACACGGCATGGCTTGATAATGACTGCCATGGCTCGCCTCCCAGGCAAAAAGTACGAGTCGTTGGTTTACTATTTTGCCTTCGAAGATGACTTCAAACAGCGACCACCGGCAATATCTGCCGACGGAATAACTGCGCCAAAACCACCGGCAGAATCGCGTCAATACCACCGGCAGTATTTGCCGACTAACTCTGTAAGGGAACCAGTAACAGAAGCAGTAAACGCTTCTGCTGATTTTTCAGATGAGTTCTCGAAGACCTGGCAACCGAACGAAGAGTTGACACGCTGGGCTAGGAGCGAGGGCTTCACAGGTCACGACATACGTGAACAGACAAAACGCTTCCAAGACTTCTATCAGAAGAAGCGTAGCCCGAGTTCGGCCTCATTCGCTTGGAAGAAGTGGATGCGCGATGACAAAGCTTATCGTGAAAAGCGCGCTGCTAAAACAGACCCCGACAAAGCTAAGCACCAACGGCAGCTTCAACGATTAGAACGAGAATACCAAGAAGAAGTGCAGCAACAGGCCGAGCTGCGAAAGAGCGAGCGGGAAAAGCTCGAACGGCAAGAGCGTGCAAGAGAAAATGTCGCTCGACAGGAAGCCGAAAACGGCGGGCTTGGCGGTGTTTAAATTGGTCCCAATGCCCGACTTTATGGAGGGGTGTGTGTACGCGGGGCGGGCTTGTCTCTTCGCGCTGTGCCAACTGAGAAGCCAAGCGAGGTTATCGAATCTCGGGCATATCGGGCAAGTCGTATCCAGACAACCGGGGATCGTCTCGATCCATGGAAACTATGTTATAAAGAGTGCGACCGTCGCTGGTATGCTTGAGTTGCGTTACGATCACTTTGTCGTCTGGCACTCGACCAAGGTGTATGTCGTCTTGGTCAGGAAGCACAGCCACGATGTTTTCACCGAGCCGCACCATCACCTGCCCACCTGTTGGAACCATAGAGGCTGCAACTCTTTTGAACTCTCTATAATATTCAGGCTTTTGCCAGTCACGTCTATTGGGATCGGCGTGAATGACAAACCGCTGATTGTGTTCCTCATAGTCCACGATCAGTCGCGACATTCGCGGTTTCCAGTGCTTTCCCAATTGTGGCATACGCCGCCAGCCGCAGTAAAACGCCTGACACGATGCTGGACGATCTGCGTAAATCTGGCATCCTTCATTTATCGTGCAGTGTTCGCACCAACTTTGAAGCGGCTTATCCAGTTCGACAATCGACATGTATTTGCAGCAAAGTGTGCACCCTTCACACGTCCGACCGGCGACAAGTTCAATTTCTTCTACCAACCGCACGCCTCTTGGATTCAAATTCCTGGGGAAATTTTCACATGAATGCGGCGACGAAAGCAATCCGCTTCCTCGAAAATCTTTCCATCCCCGAAGGCCCGAAGGCGGGTGAACCGGTCAGGCTTGCCCCTTATCAAAAGCAATTCGTCAAAGGTGCACTGGCGGATGGGATCAATGTCGCGGTGCTGTCCATTGGGCGGGGCAATGGGAAATCGGCTCTGTCGGCGGGCATCGCTTTAGGTGCCGCGATGGGCAAATGGGATCAACAACCGCGCCGGGAAATCCTCATTGCCGCGCGTACACGAGATCAGGCGCGTATCGCGTTTGACTTTGTTGTGGGCTTCATCCGGTCGCTTCCCGAGGATGAACAAAAGCAATTCACGATCCGGCGCAGCCCACGTCTTGAAATCGAGTATGAGGGCGACGGCGGGGGGCATTTCATCCGGGCCATTGCAGCGGATGGTAAGACGGCTCTGGGATCGGCCCCGACGCTGGTTTTGATGGATGAACGTGGCCATTGGGCGGCGGACCAGGGCGATGCGCTGGAACATGCGCTCTTGTCCGGCATCGGCAAACGCGGTGGTCGGGCGATCATCATTTCGACCTCGGCGGCGGATGATGCGCACCCATTTTCTGTGTGGCTCGATCAAGAGCAAGAAGGCGTCTACCGGCAGGAACACCGGCCTGCGCCGGGACTGCCCGCCGATGATCTGGAAAGTCTCAAGGAAGCCAACCCCGGTGCGGCGCATGGCATCGGCTCATCGCTTGAATGGTTGCAAGGGCAAGGGCGGCGCGCGATTGCGAGGGGCGGCTCCACCCTGACTGCGTTCCGGCTTTACAACCGGAATGAGCGGGTGAGCGGCGAAACCCGCGATGTGCTGTTGACGGTGGATGAATGGCTGGCCTGCGAGGCTAGTCCGGATGATTTGCCCGAAAGGCGTGGCCAAGTGGTGATCGGGATCGACCTTGGCGGGTCCGCTTCCATGAGCGCGGCGGCGTTTTACTGGCCTGATACCGGGCGATTGGAATGTCTCGGCACTTTCCCAAGTAAACCGACGCTCCTGGACCGTGGGCAGTCGGATGGCGTCGGCAACCGCTATGTGCAGATGAATGACCGGGGCGAGCTCAGCACTTTGGGCGATCAGACGGTGCCGGTGGCCCCTTGGCTGTGTGAGGTCATGGCCCATGTGGAAGGTGAGCCGGTCGCGGCACTGACGGCAGATCGCTACAAACAAGCCGAATTGGGCGAAGCAATCGACAAGGCGGGCATTCGCGCGCCAATCGTCTGGCGTGGCCAGGGGTTCCGAGACGGCGGCGAAGACTGCGAACGGCTGCGCCGGGCCTGCTTTGACCGGAAAGTGCAATCCGCTCCCTCTCTTTTGCTGCGCAGCGCCTTTGCTGATGCGGTGACACTCCGCGACCCGGCGAACAATCTCAAACTGGCGAAGGCAAGATCCACTGGCCGCATCGATGCGGCAGCGGCAACGGTCCTGGCTGTGGCAGAGGGCGCCCGGATCATGGGCAGACCCAGCGGACGCGGGGGGCGGATCGTATGGTCATGAGCAGCAAACGCCACGATTATAAACGTCATTCAGCTAAAGTAACGCGAGGACCACGCTGGAAGGCTATGCGGATGCAGGCGCTGGCCCGAGATGGCTGGCAGTGTGTCCAGTGTGGTGAACGGCGGCGTTTGGAATGTGACCACATCGAACCGGTGCGAGATCGTCCTGATCTGTCTTACACCCTGTCGAATTTACAAATTCTTTGCGGGCGCTGTCATGCCCGAAAGACCCGGTTGGAAGTGGGTCACAAGCCACTGCCGCCGAAGCGCCAACAATGGCGTGACCTCCTGTTGAGCATGAAAGGGAAAACAAATGCTGACATCTAAAAAACTCGAATTGCGCCGCTCTGAAATCCGGCAAACGCTGGCTGAACTGGCTGCAAATGACAATCCTACGACAGATGAAACCCGCAAGATGGGCGAACTGGATGCCGAGTATCACACGGCGGAAACACGGTATCGGGCGGCAATCATTTCTGAGGATGAAGAACGCCGAGACGCCGGGACCGAACTTGAAACCCGCTCCGACCGGGAATGGGCCGAGGTCATGACCGGATTCGAGATGCGCCAGGTTGCGTTGGCCCTTGATGAAGGTCAGAGCCTTGAAGGCCAGACACAGGAAATCGTGACCGAACTGCGCAACCGAGGCGGCTATCGTGGCGTTCCTGTCCCGTGGGAGGCGCTGGAAATCCGGGCTGGCGAAACCGTCGCGGCCGGTACGCCGAACCCGATGCGCACCGCGCCGATTATCGAACGGCTCTTTGCGGGGTCGGTGGCCGCGCGCATGGGTGGGCAGATGGTCAATGTGGGCGTGGGCGAAATGGAATATCCCGTCACCACAAGCGCCGTCACGGCAGGCTGGGCCAATGGTGAAACCGGCAACGTGCCGGGGCCAGCGGCCTATGCGACCGTGGATCGACCCTTGAAACCGGATCACAATCTGGGCGTCCAAATGCGCATCACCCGCAAAACCCTGAAACAGTCAGGCGCGGGTCTTGAGCAGGCAGTCCGGCGGGACATGAATGGTGCGATCGAGGAAGCCTTGGACAAGGCGGTGTTTCTGGGTAGCGGATCGGCGGGCGAGCCGACCGGGCTTTTTGCAGGCGCTTCGGCATGGGGCATTTCCGAGGTCGCGGTAGATGCGGCGGCATCCTGGGCGGCGTTCCGCTCCGAGGTGGTGGGCTTTATCACCGGCAATGCCGCAACCGGGCCTGCGGACGTGCGCGCCCTCATCCGCCCCGAGGTTTGGGACGCGATGGATGCAGCAATCTGGGATGCGGGCAGTGGGATCACAGAATGGGACCGGATGGCCGACGCTCTGGGCGCGGTTATGTTGTCGCATCTGAGCCTTGAGGCTCCCACCGGCTCGCCTGCGGCGTCCAAGGCGGTGCTGACTACAACGGCGGGCGGTGTGGCCCCATTCTTTGTCGGGACGTGGGGTGCAATTGATCTGATCCGCGATCCATTCTCGGATGCGCAATCGGGCGCTCTGCGGCTGACCGCGTTAGCGACGATGGACGTGACTGTGAGCCGTGCTGTCCAGACGCGCATCTTGACCGGGGTGGAATAATGCTCTGGGGTGGATTTATCGGCAGTGAGCTTGAGCTTCGACGCAAGGGGGGAGGCGCGCGATTGCGCGGTTCCTTTCCTTACAACCGTCGGGCGGTTCTTTCGGATGGCGGTAGAACCGGCCGCCCACGCAAAGAAGTGATCGCGCCTGGCGCGTTTGCTTACCGGGTAGAGCGGGAGGATGAAGATATCCACCTCTTGCTCGGTCATGATTACAGCAAGCCTTTGGCAAGTCGCGGATCCGGCACTCTCAATCTCTCAGATAACGACGACGCATTGATCTTTGAAGCCGACATCTCGTCTGAGATTGCCGAAACAACGCATGGTCGTGACGCCTTAGCGATGATCGATGCTCGCCTAGCTGTTGGTTTGTCGCCTGGCTTTCGCATTCCTCCTAAGCGAGCGGTCGCAAATGCTGAGCGGATCGAAGACGAAGGCTTTGACCCTGCAAATGGGGCGCATAATGCAGTGATCCGGACAGTCACGGCCGCGTTGCTGTATGAACTGAGCATCGTAACACGGCCGGCCTATTCAGACGCACAAGTCGAAGCGCGCAATTGGGCGCCAGAGGTCATCAAGGTTTCGCCGGTGAATGCGCTCAATCGGTGGAGGCTCTGAGATGGTCGAGATTTTGAAACGTGTAGAACAGATCCCGGCAGCTTATCCGGCTAAGCCAGGCAATTTATCCGATGAGGCCGATGCGCTGGATGCAGGTTTGATCTGGGGCCGCATCGAATCTTACACAGCTCATCGGTTTTCGGTGCGCGAGGTTGTTTGGACTGTAGAGGGGCCCGGTGATTGGGTGCCTGATCTAACGCCCGTAACAATCAGCGCAATTGAATTTTGGGAGCAGGGAAATTGGTTTGAGGCTTTTCCGGTCAGTAACCCGCTCGGCGGTTATGAGTTGTGCGTTGAGGGGCCATACCGGATCACCGCGACTGCAGGCGGCGGCGATGCTCCGGCAGCAATTCTCGAGGCCTACAAACGCTTGGCAGAATACAGCGCTGGTGAGCGCGGCGCTGCCGGCGCATCGAGTCAGGTCGTGTCGGTCGGACCAATCACAGATGAAGTACGGCGCAATCCCGCTTGGCTGGCGCGGGCCGTTCAAAACTGCGGCGCAGGCGATCTGCTACGCCCATATCGGAGGGCTTGAAATGTGGCCATTCAAACGAAAAGAGCCTGAGACTGAAACCCGGTCCAGTGGCTCTGGCTATACCACGCAAGTCATGCAGGCGCGGGCCGACTACATTACCGGCGTTGACGGCATGGCCGAACTGACGGGCACAGTGCAAGGCTGCGTGAGCCTTTGGGAAGGTGGCCTGAGCCTGTCGGATGTAGATGGCACCGACATTCTAACACCTGCCACCCTCGCCCTTGCAGGTCGCGCTCTGGCGTTGCGAGGTGAGGCCGTTTTTTTGATCCGCGAAGCCGGACTGTTGCCGTGCTCGGATTGGGATTTGACCACACGCTTTTCCAAGCCCACCGCGTATCGTGTCGGCATTCCTGACACGGGCGGCGGTAAGACTGAAACCGTTCTGGCGGGCGAGGTGCTGCACCTTCGCGTGGGGTCCGATATGGCAATGCCCTATGTGGGGCAATCCCCTTTGCGGCGGGCACGGTTGACGGCGGGCCTTTTGCAAACGCTGGAATCGGTGCTGTCTGAGATCTATTCGAACGCTCCGATTGGGTCGCAAATTGTGCCATTTCCCGAGGCACCTGAGCAAGACATGGAGGCTCTGGCCCGAGGGTTCCGAGGCAATCGTGGCCGGGTGTTGATCCGCGAAAGCGTGAATGTCCAGGCGGCGGGCGGGCCTGCTCCGGCGCAAGATTGGAAATCGTCAGACGTGACCCCTGATCTGAGCAAGGCCATGACCAAGGAAACGCTGGCTTCAACGCGATCAAGCATTGAAATGGCTTATGGTGTTCTGCCTGGCCTGAGCAACGTCGCCACTACCGGGCCGATGGTGCGCGAATGTCAACGGCACCTAGCTCAATGGGCGTTGCAGCCTGTCGCTGCGATGATTGGCCAAGAGGCATCCGAAAAGCTAGGCAGGATTGTCAAACTGGACGTGATGCGTCCTTTGCAAGCCTTCGATGCAGGGGGACGGGCCCGGGCCCTGGGCGCGATCGTGCAGACGTTGGCGATGGCAAAAGAGGCAGGTGTCGATCCGGCGCAGGCTTTGAGCCTTGTAGATTGGAAAGATTGAAATCGGTTGGTCGCGCCCGCGGTGCTTTAATGTATTGGCCCGCGAAGCGACTCGGTTAGTCGGAGAGTACGTTAACCCCGACATCGCGCGGCCCTACCCTCCAAAAAATAGGGCGCGGCGCAGTCTCAGCATGGCGAAAGCCAGGGTTGGGTCGCATGAGCTGGAAAGCTCGGTGCCGGAGCATTGGAAAGTGCTCCGGCTCATAATGACAAATGATTTGGAGGTTAGCGGTACGAGCTACTTTCGAAATTTACTCTGCCGCCTGAAGAAGCATTATGCGTCACTTTGCAATTATTGCATTCGGAAAACTCTTTATTCAATTTTCCTAACCGGTACCGTTTTCCATCTTCCTTCACTAAGCAAGTAGGACAGTAAGGTAGGCCGCTGGGCTGTCCATTAACAAGGTCATAAAGGAAACCTTCGATCTCTACCGTCGGCGTTTCGGCAGTTTGAATTTTTGCCAGCTTTTCCACCTCTTGCTTCAAACTCAAATTTTCTTCCCGAAGCTCGAGAATGTTCTCTTGCGCATCTAAAAGCAGACCTCTCAATTCAACAATCGATTGCTTGAAATCTGCGTCAGATAATTCTTTCTTGATTTGACTGAGCCGCGCAACAGCTTCCAAGGCTCCTTTTAGCGAAATTGCATCACCTACCATTTCTTAACCTCTCTCCAAAAATACCATGCCTATCCGCAACGAATTTAACATTGCCTTGATAGGAGAAGCGTGCCTTTTCCATATTGGTTTTCAACAATTCCCTAATGCTAATCAATTCCGCCAATAGCAGATCAGCTTCATCCAACGCCAAAGCTATTGTCTCGTTCGACACAGGTTCGACGATGTGCCACCATTTATTTTTTGGGTCTCCAAATTTGACAAAATAGTGCTCTACCCTCAAACAGTTATCTTCAGCGTCATAGTACCATGCCCCATGAGCGGCGGCATTTCTATTTTCCACTCCATCGCGAAGCCGTTGGTGAGCCAATAATATCCGAACCGAGGTACACAAAGAACAGTGCTTGGCGCATCCCCTAAATTTCTTAATCAGCTCATTCGTGCTTAATTTTACATTTATCAGAGATCTAGGCTTGGACCGCTCCAATTCCTTGGCCGATGGATCAGCCATCCTATAAATTCCCCAACACACGTTTTCTATGTGAGCGCAGGTCTGTAGGTAGACACCCAATTGCGTCAGATACCGAGCGGGCAACATGCCTTCAACTACAGTTTTCAATATGAGATTCCTTTAGTTGCAATTCGAATGCGATTTATTTGCGATTATTTTGCCTCCGACTTGGGGCTGGTGTCGACCTCCAATCCGAAGATGAGTTACGATGCAGGAATTCAAGTGATTCAAAATCATTGGACTTGATTTCCCCTTTTGTTAAATGATAAAGAATCACTCGAAACGGGAGCAAACTTTATGAACGCATCTGAATTTTCGCGCGAACTCGCTGGCAAATTAGGCAAAGATGAGAACCAGGTACGAATTTTTGATCGAGCGCTAGCCGAGAGTGGCGTGCGGAAAAAAACTGGTCGCGGGCGCCATGCTGATGACATAACTCGCCAGGAGGCAGTGATGCTCCTGTTGGCCATTTTGAGCGGACGCCCCGCAACAAAGGCAGCAAGAGCTGCTGTAGATCTTTCAAAATTCGATATAGCGATTGGATTATCTGAAGATGCTCTAGAGGCGTTTCACCACGCGTTTGGGGTAGAAAACGATCTAAATAGCCTCACTAGTAAATCACTGGCCGACCTCGTCGCGCTGCTTTGCGGCCGATTAACTACCGAAAAACTGGGGCAGGACAACTTTGTGTTCTTGTGCGTCAAAGATGGAGCCACAGCTGAATTCCAATTTCAGATGAATTGGATGCCAGGTGATCGAAGCCAACGACTTGGACTTGAACAAGAAGTTCCATTCACCGGATTGACTAATATTTCCCGCACATCGGGGAATTACTATGAGAGCCGAACAGCAACAGGTGAACTACTGCGCTGGATTGGCCAAGTTACCGAGCCAAATTGATGGCTTCCCCTGCCCCAATATTTGCCAGAGAACGCACTGCGGCACAGCTTCTCGACATGAAACCTTCCGAGTTCCGTGAATTGGTTGACGCCGGGATATTGCCACCCCCGGAAAGCTTAGGCGATTTCGAACGATGGCGAGTTTCATTGCTTGTAGCAATCAACACCGGTGCAGCGTTCGACGAGGATTTTGAGCCATGAAGCGTCCAGACCTTCCATACCTTGAGTTCAAAACGGTTAAAGGCCGGGAATATATCTATTTCCGCAAAGGCAAGTTTCGCCGTCGCCTGCCATCCAACCCAGACAGCGAAGAATTCAGCCGAGAGTATTGGGCAACTCGTAACGGAAAGCGCAACACTCCTGCAAAAACAACATGGGAAAAGTTGGTGGTCAGTTATTATGGCTCACCTGCATTTAAACGCTTGGGTAAGGGCACACAGGCAAACTACAGACGCCATTGTGAAGCGACCCGTGACAAGAACGGATCAAAAGACGTTCGGCTTTTCCGGCGAAAACATGCACTCGCATCCCGTGATGCTCTGCAAGACACATGGTCAAAGGCCAATGAGCGTGTCGCCGTGCTTTCGATCCTCTGCAAACACGCGGTAGATCTGGAATGGATTGAGCGCAACCCAGTCGTAGACATCGCAAAACTCAAAGGCAACGAGTACGAGGCTTGGCCCGATATCAAACTGAGGGCTTTCGAGCGATTCTGCGATGAACACCACCTGACCACGGCACGCATCATCTTTGAGTTGGGCATCGGCACCGGCCAACGTTTGGGTGATTGCATCAAGATGCGTTGGGAAGACTTCGACGGCGAATACGTGTGCGTCGTACAAGAAAAGACAGACGAAAAGATTTGGGTCTATTGCCCTGCCCGTCTACAAATTTTCATCACCAAACTGCCAAAAAGCGGGGCCTTTATCCTTGCACGCAACCTCACACAACCTTTGGGCAAACGCGCGGTACAAAAGGCAGTCGAGGATGTGCGTTCGGGTATAGGTGCGATGCACGGCGCAGCACGACTAGTCCCGCATGGATGGCGTTACACAGCCGCCAAGCAATTGGCCGAAGCCGGATGCTCCGACAGCGAAATCCAAGCCGTGACGGGCCACAAATCGTTGACGATGGTGCAGAAATATCGAAGCCAGGCAAACCAAAAGAACGCATCAAAGAGGGCGCAACAGCGCCGTGAACAGAACACAAACGGAACGTGAATGTGCGAAACTGAGTGCGAAACTTTGAAAGCCTCTGCAAGAAAACGAGCAATGGAAATGATGGAAAAATCAATAAAATCAATAGTGGTGCGGGTGAAGGGACTCGAACCCCCACGCCATAGGCGCCAGAACCTAAATCTGGTGCGTCTACCAATTCCGCCACACCCGCACTTTGCCACGCAGC